TTATTCTATAATGTGATAGGTCAAGGTCTGTTACTGGTGTCCAACTTAAATGTGCTTCTGTATTAATAATATTCACACTAAAGTTAGTAACATCCTCTGGTGGTGCTGTTTTTCCGACAACTTGGTGTGTTATGCTAGTAAAACTTGAGCGAGAAACTGAACTTACTGACCTTGCTCTAATGTCGTAAACAACATTATCTTCTACGTTGACTAATTCAAATTGTGCAGAACTTCCACGACCTAAATTAATAAAAACTGAATCTGTTGATTTTTTTGCTTGTACTTCAAAGTCTGTAATAAATTGGTCTGTTGCAGTTACATTTACTAATAATACAGAAATCGCCTCTTCATTTCTTGCTCTAAGTTCATCTGTTGCACTTACAACTGGTGCTTGAACATTAAATGGGTTTGGTAAATTTGTATCTGGTATTTCTGGAAGTGCAACTTGTGTTCCAAAAGTGTAAAAACTATCTTGATGTTCAGAACATTGTAAACTTACTGAATGGTCTGCATTTATTGTCATTCCTTGTACTCTGAATGGTTTTGCAGAAAAACTAGGTGTTGCATGAGTAACATTTACAATATCGCCTATAGATAATTCAAGTGCTGTTCCATCAGCTTTTAAAGAAATATCTAAACTACTTCTTGACCTTCTTAAAATTATTTCTGCCATTTCTTGAGCTTGAAATGGACTAGTTAACATTGAAAAATCAAATCTTCCTTCTAGTAATAATCCACCATCTTCTGTTTTCATTGTTTCATGTTGGTCTGCGGAGTCTAATCCAGTTTCATCTACTGGTGGAAACTGTGCTGTATCTGATTGGAAGTTTTTATCTGGATTAATAAAATTAACTATCACTCTATTATATCTTGAATTTTTATTTTTACTTTGAACTGATATTCCGCCAATAATATTATCTTCTGTAAGTGTGATTGATGCCGAACCTGTTGTTTCAACTAATATATTATATATACCACCTGTAAAATTCAAATATGACCTTGAACCTCTTACAAAGTTTCTGACATTATCAATGGCTTTGACAGAAGTATCTACAACAGTATTGCTATCCATTAAACGTATCTGACTTGCACCAGTAAATGGGGTTACTTGTGTGTCGCATACTGCTTTGGCAGTTTGCCAATCTGCAAAATTACTATCAAAATAGCTATCTGGTATTCCCATTCCAAACCTATCGTTTCTTAAATAATCTAATAATTGTAAAATAGGACTATCTGAAAACGCCCAAGTGGAACTTGTATCTTTCCTATGTGAACCACTACCACCTGTTACTGTGCCATCTAAATCTGGATTATAAACTTTGCGACCTTTTACAACTGCTTGTACTGTAGGCAAAGAACCAAATTTGTCTGGATTCCAAGTAAATTTAAATGCTAAATATGCCAAGCCACTTAATTTATGTTCACTTCCCCAGTTGCTTAATTGTGATAATAGGCTTGATGCAGATTGTGTATCTGAACCTAAATGTGGTTCAACAGTTATTAAACTTTCAGTTCCTATATCATCTGGAATGTCTCCTCTAAAATTTTCATCAGTTGCATCAACAATAGATTGGACATTATCAGCTAAGTCAGTAGAAAATACTACTTGATTATCATTTATGTGTATTGATTCAATATCATCAATTTCACCTTCACTCAAAACAACTGCCATATATAAAAATTCATTATCTGTTCCAGATGTTTCTAAAAAAACAACATTACCACCAACTTTTCTTGTTCCATAAATTATTGGTATATGTGCATTTGCTGTAAATTTATTTACTAAAATACCTTTTGCTTGTTGTTCTGCATAAAGTTCACCGAAATCTGGAATATCTGGTTGTGGTATTAACCAACCTATAACATCTTCAACAATATCAACAACTATATCAACGACATCTTCAACAATATCGACAATGCTATCAATAATATCGCCAATAAACCCACACATTTATTTTAATCTCCAATTACTGCCCATATCTTCAAATCCTAATTTTTCAAAAACTGGGTCTATTTTTAAACCAGTTGTTATACTAAGAACTATTGGTAAACCATTTGCTATTTTTTTAACACTATCAATTATTGTTTTAACTAACTTAAAATTTCTAAAATTCTTTTTAATATAAATCACTTGAATATTCATAAACATTTCTTTGCTGAACCAATATTCTGCTTTGTGAAATATACAACAACCTATAAATATATTTTTATCTAAATCTTTTAAAATTATAATTTTACCCTTTTGCAAAATTGTATTAATAAATGTAGTTAATTTTTGTTTATCAACTTTTGGTAAATCTAAATGTTCTAATTCATCATGTTTGAACTCAATCAATAAATTGTAAACATCCTCAAAATCTTTTTTTTCTGCTTGAAATAAATGTATACTGGTCATTCTCTACCCCATTTTATATCTCTAACAGTAAGTGCAGAAAATGTCATACCTTTATCATCTGGGAAAAATCTTTTTTGTGAATTATCTGTAGTTGTTCTTCCGCTTGTCTTACTAAAGTTTCCCCAATGTGAAGTTACTGTAAGATTTAATCTTGCTGTGTTTGTATCATCAGAGATTTTATATTCATCTATAGTTCCATAAAATAATAAAAATGGGTCTGATATTAATGCAAGGTTTGCATCTAAATATCCTCTATAAATAAATACATCAGAATTTATAATATTTTCATTGAGGACAATAGAAATATATGTTTGGTCTACACCAGATAAACTAACAACTAAGGTATTTTTTGAAGGTTGGTTAGTTTCACTTACCCCTGTGATACCTTTTAAATGTCCATTTGATAGATATGTTCTTGATGTTCCAGAAACGCTTGATGTTATATCAAAACTTGCATTTGTAAGATAAACCCTTGTTGAAAATCCCAAATCAAGTAATAAAACTGGGTCTATATTTCCAGTAGCTAGTTCTGTTTTTACTGCACTTGATAAACCTCTAGCCATTTATAAACTCTCTATAACATCAAACTCATAAGTAAAAAGTAAGTTTCCATTTTTATCATTTTGACCTGTTCCAAACTCTTGAACATCACTTGTAAGATGAACATTAAAAGGAACTGAATCATATGTTACAGAAGTATTATCTGTCAATGCTTCCCTCAATGGTGGCTCTATAGTGACTGTAGAAGCGTTACTTGATGAAGTTGCATCTTCTACCACCATATAAACTTTATCGTGTGCAAACTTGATAAAATCACCCGCTTTTAGCCTACCCGCACCATCACTAGCAAAGCCATCTATAGCTATTGTGGTGTCTGTTGCAGAATGTGACCCATTTACTAACAATGTTCCAGTTTCGTTGCCCTGTGCATTAAAATAGCTTGGAAATGTAACAGTAAAATTTTCTTTTCTGTTTCTTTGCTTCATTATAAATGCCTTTACTGGTGCAAATTCTGCTCTAGTCATGGGTGGATATGCTACAGTAAAACTAAATCTTTGCCCTTGTACTTGCCTTCTAAAAGTCTTGCCACTATCTGTTTCACTTAGCAAAGTCTTTTGATTGCTTTTAAGGTTAATAGCTGTAAAATTAGTTTTTGGTAATGCTCCACTCATACTATCGCCATTTTACCCTTTTCATTCATAGCACTATTTATTAAATTTACGATTGTTCCTCTACTATTTACTAATAATTCATTAAATCCTCTAGCATCAACAGTATTTATATTGAAATTGACTGTAACTGGTTGGCTCATACCCCCAAGTTTGTTATTTGGTACAACATTTGATGGTCTATCTGGAACAATCAATTCTGCACCTGCTTCACCTACCATATAGGGTTGCCCTTGATTAACTCTACCACCAAGTCTACGACCTGCATATTTTTGTTGGGAAATACTCGCTATTTGAATAGCACCTAAAGCACCTATAGCAATAGCCAGTGGTATATTTGGTAAAACTTTAGCGACTGCTCCTGCTGTGTCCATTATTGCTTCACCTAGTCTAAAAGCTTTGTTTAATTGAAATGCTTTTCTATTACTTTGAGCAAGTTGGTCTAATGCTTCTCTGCCAACTTTCTTTGCCAAATCTGTTTTGTCTTTACCAGACATTTTTTCAAGTTCTATTTCACTTGCCCTACCAGACTTTATAAGTTGAAAATTGTCATCAAATACTTGTTTTCTAATTGCTTTTTCTTTTTCTGCTGTTTCGTGAGCAATTTGCAGTAATTTGTCAGCATTTATTCTAGCTAGTTCAGCTTTTAATTCGTCATGTCCTTGTATTCTTTGAATTTCTTTTTCATTCATTTCTTTTTGTAATTCAAATTCAGTATTTAATTGCTCTCTTAATGGGTCAATAGGGTCAATAAGTTCTGAACCAGTCATACTTCTATCAAGTTGAGTGCCTTGCCCCATTTCTGAGCCAGTTATAAATTTCTTATTTAATTCTTCTTGTTTCTTGATAAGTTCATCTATTTTTTTAATTTCTTTAATTATTTTATCTTGACGTTCTGCTGTTAAAAATACTTGTCTATTTTTTCCCGTGTTTTGTTCTTCAATAGCTTTTGTTAATTCTTGTTCTTTTTCAATTTGCTTGTTTATAAAATTTAATTGTTTTTTTAATGTTTCTTCATTTTGCAAACCTTTTTTGGTTAGCAATTCTTCTAACAAAGCTTTATTTTCTAATAGTTTATTAAGTTTTCTATTTGGCTCTATGCCATCTGCAACTGCATCATTCATTTCATTAAATGCTATTGCAATACCAATCAATGCACCTATCACTGTTGTTTTAGTTACTTTGGAAAAAATTCTTAGGCTTTTAGTAGCCAAAGCAATATTTGCAGATAATGTTAAAAACCCAGTTGCTATTTTGCCCACAATCAAGGCTATACCTATCGTTTTTATTGTTTCAAAATTATCAGCTAAAAACCTAACTGCTTCGCCAGTTGCAATAACTGCTTCTGCTAACCCTTTACCTATGGCTTTTGCTATTTCATCTATTGTATCTTGATTGTCTTGTAATGCTTTATCCAATGCACCAAATTCTTGCTTTAATCCTATGAAAAAACTTTCTGCTACTATTTTTTGAAAATTAAAGAACTTATCACCTATCATTGATAAAGTTCCTTCTAGGGTATTAGCCAAATCACTGGTAGCATTTGCAAACCTGCCGTCTTTACCAAAAACCCTTCTAAAAGCTTCTGCTGTTTCTTCTGCCGTTACTGTTGCACCTGCTTTAAAACCTAGTAAATCTCTTACACCTCTTTCTCTAAAAATGTCTGCACTAGCTACACCTGCTGAAAATGACCTTTGGATTTGTTCTGCTGTGGTTCTAAAATCTAACCCAGTTACACTAGCAACCCTTCCAGTTATTTCTAATATTTCAGAAAGTTCATTTGCATCTTTGGCTACAACAGCTAAATTACCTGCACCTGCTTGTATCTGCTCAAGGCTAAAAGGCACTCTACCTGCAAATTTAGCCATAACATCAAAAGCTTTTGCACCTTCTTGAACACTACCAAATAAAAATTTTAATCTGATTTGTAGGGATTCGACTTGTTTACCAACATCAACAAACGATTTTATGGCAACACCTGCACCTAAACCAATTAGGGCATTTCTAAGATTAAAAACTGCACTTTTTAGACCATCTACACCTTTTGTTGCAGATTGCATAGCTTGTCTGGTTTTATCCTTCGCTATGATATCTATATTTACGTCTTTAGTTGCCACTTTTTGCCCTTGCTAATCTTTCTTGTCTATCTCGTTCTTCGCTTTGAATTTGATAATATGCTAACCACATATTAAACTCGTAAACTGTCATTTGCAAGATTTCGGCTACTGTCTTATGAAGTTTTTCAGCTAAACTAAAAATATTATGTAGTTCTACATCATTTCTTAGTTTTTTTTATAATCTTCAATATCTGTGTTACCAGTACCCATAATTCTAGTTGCCACATCCGCAATAACATTTGTATCAGCTTTGGTCTTAAAGGATAAAATATGGGAAGCATTAAACATTTTATCGCCATCTTTTGTTAATGCTTTTTCAATAATAACATCAATCAAAACAATTAAATCCGTTCCAGTTGCTCCTTTAAATATTTTTTGTTTTTCAAGCATATTGAAAGGTTTGCAATAAATAGCTTTATCGCCTACTAAACCCCATTCAGGAACTTCAATTATTTGTGTGTCAAGCTGACTAAAATGGTCACGAATACCATCAAAGTAATCAATTTTTTGGTCTGACATTTATACAGTACCGATAGTTAATCCACCATTGCCCTGTACTGATACAGTTCTAGTAGTAACGCCATCAAGTGTAACGCCAACAGACATTCCAGTAACAATTCCAGTTCCTGAAAATTTTCTATCTCCTGATTCATTACCCTCAGGTAAAAATGCAAATGTAAGTTCTGCACCTTGAACCATAGTTGTTTGTCCACTATCAGTTTCATCAAAATTCATATCAATACTAGCTGTATATGTACCCCTACCAACTAAAAATGATTTCATTGAACTTCCTAATGCTGTATCTTCAACAACGTCATGTGTTGTATCTACTGTAAAACCTGTTGCATTTCCTAGTGTAGTGCCACCAATAGTAACAACTCCTTCTTTCCCATGATGTGTAGCCATTTAAGCCTCCTTTTCTTCTTTGGGTTTTTCAGTTTTTTTAGAAACTGATTTTTCATTAACCATTTTAAAACCATTTTTTTCAAAATGTTCTATATGGTCTTCTGAACATTTTACAATGGTTTCGCCTTTTTTCATAGTAACATTTTTAGCCATTATGCACTCCCTCTAGTAAATTCATAAATAATCCTTGCTGTTATTCTTACACCGCCATAAGGAAATATTGTACCCTCGTCTGTTGATGCTTCGACTATTTGAGTATCTATAGCATTACCATTTCTAGTTATATCATTATCTAAAGTTTCTTCAACAACTTCTATAATTTGATTTCTAACAGTATCTATATTTGATGTTGTACCTTTACCAAAAGCAACTATTAAAAAATCTATTGCACCCCTGTAAGACCCTGAACCTGTATCGCCTATGCTTCCAACTTCCCTTGTTTCATCACCAGATTGCACAAATAAAGCGGGAAATTGTGCATCACTTAATTCTTCAACTTCAAAAGGCTCACGAGTGATTTTTTTAAACTCAATAGGACTTGTAACAGCATCAAGTTTAGTAATTATATCACTTGCTATGTTTTCTCTTTTGCTCATATTCTCATTTCTTTAAAATAAAATTTTGCAAATTCTGCTCTTAATTTATCTTCTTCTTTATCACCTATTGAAAAAAATGGTCTAGTAATTTTACTTTTCCCAACACCTAATGAATCGTGATAACTTGCAATTTTTGCTCTTTCCATATTTGTAAACAATAATGTGCTTTTTAAACCGCCTGTTCTAAAATCTAAACTTCTAAACATCTTACCTGTGTCGGTGAGGTCTACAAAACCTGTTTGTCTACCCCGCTTTTTTCGGCTTCTGATAGTGCCTTTTGCATATCCTCGCATTTTACCACCATCTGGTAGTTTTCCCGCCTGTGTACGCTTTGTAATCATAAGGATAGCCATATTAGATACCCTTTTCAAACCCTTAGATATGACAGATTTTTGTTTACTACTTAATTTTTTTAAAAAATTAGTTATTTCAATAGAATTTACATCAACTTTGACATCTACTGCCATTATCTGACTAACCTTAGAAAATGAATTGGTTCTTTCTCGGAATCGCTAACTGTACCTCCACCATCTTCGTCATATTCCACCCCATCTCTTAGAATAGCTTGAAATTCTTCTTCATATCTTTCCCTATAGAAATCTATCTGAACTTGAAATGTATCTTTGCCTTCGCCTGTATCTGGGTCACGCCATTTTGTGAGTTGGGGATAGATGTATTTCCATAACGCTAAATAAACTACAGATAATTCCCATTGTGAGGGTGTAAGTTTACTATTTGTCATTTCAACAGATGTTATTTTGGTAATATCCTTATATCTTACTTGATGCCTGTATCTTTCCCACCATTCTTCACGAATACGTCTTAGAACATCATTTTCTGAAAATTGAATTTGGTCTACAAAAGTTGTAATACCAAAACCTAGAATATCTGGCTGTATCTTTTGTAAATGTGTATTTTGAACACTAAAAACTGTTGAGGACATTATTCAGCCTTTTTTGTTTCTGTTTTTTTAGGTGCTTCTTCTTTTACCCATTCATTATCTTTTTTGGGTTCTTTTCCTAGCTTTTCTACTTTAGGTTCTGGCTTGGGTTGTGGTTTAGGTTTTTCTACATATTCTTTAAAACCTCTGATGTCATATTTAACTTTATTTGTTTCGTAATCAGCTTTTGTTCTTTCAATAACCTTACCATTTCGTTCTAATTTAATAGTTTCCATAAATAATCCTATAGTTAAAGGGGTGGTTTCCCACCCCATAGTTGTGTTGATTACTGGATTGATGAATCTGCTAAGATTTCTATACCATAGCTGTCTTGTAGTTCTCCAACACCATAAACTGCTGTTGCTACAATTTCATCTGCTCTTAAACTAGCATCTCTTTGAACCTCAATCTTGAGGTCTTGCATCATTGCTAATCCTAAAGCATCTCTGTGGAACATAGCACCCTTATAATCACCCGCTGTGCCTGTATTAGCCATATTAGCAGTTTCAAATACTGGTACACCGAATAAAGTTCCTATGAACCCTGAACGTAATGCTTCATTAGAAATATCAGTATCTAAACCCGCATAGGTGTTAGTCATACCTCTTTTAAGGTCATGTGCAACCATTGGGTGAATAACTAAAGCTAAGTCATTCATTGGTACTGAACTATTTCTTAAATTAGCGTGTGCTTGTGCAACTGTATCTGCTGATAATGCCGCACCAGAACCACCAACTGATGTTGAAAACCCATCAAACAATGCTGTTAGGTCTAAATCAATCTTTCTAGCTATAGCTTCACCAAAAACTCGCCCAATGTCTTGAGCAACATTTCTTGATGCTGAATTTCTAGCCAAATCAGTTAATGTTGTCATAATACCAACTTCTGATGCTGTGATAGTAACTGAACTTGGGTTTATCGCTGTGTTTGATAGGTCTGTTGCCTCACTTACAGCCGCCGCTGAAACTGTTGGATAAATCGGAACTTCTACTGATTTTCCACCACCCGCAATAGTGTAGTTTCTGACTAAACCCTTCATTATTGATTGCTCACTAGCTGTGAACATAGCTTCTGCAACTATCTCGGTATATAGTTCCGAAATGGTCGAACTGGTTGTTTCGTCTGCCATTTAATTTTCTCCTTTTAACAAAACAGATTATAATTTAGAATTAATCACAAAAGGTTTAGATAATTTTTCTTTCCTATATTGTCTATAGGCTTCTTTGTCTTTTGGATTATTCATGTCTAAATCACTCAAATTAAAAGGCTTATTGAGTTCTTGCCTATCCACATTTGACACCGAGCCAGAACCACTAGGGGTAGCACTAACAAAGTGAGGGTTTTGTGTTAAGAACTCTTGTACTAATTCATCTGTAGTTAAAAGTTCACCCAATTTATTGTATCTTGCAATTCCGTTTTTATCAAGTATTTCTACATTTCCTGTTTCATTTAGCTTTATATTACCCTTTAAAAGTTCAACAACTTGGTCTGGATTTATAGCTTTATTCTTTGATGCTGACGATAATAAGGACTTATTTATCTTAATATCTTTTAATTGATTTTCTAATTCTGACTTTTCTTTTTGATGTTCTTGGGTTCTGGTTTTCAGTATTTCTTCAAACTCACCCTTTTGAATACGTTGTTTTTCTTCTGCTTCTTTCTGTGTCTTTACAGCAGTTACAGCTATATCTAAATCATCAACACCAAGTTTTTTATACATAGAACCTCTTTCTTTGGCTAATCGTCTTTCAACAATATTATTAACTTCATCTTGGGTGAATGTTTGTGTTGGTGTTTCTTGTGCCTGTGGTGCTTCTTCTTTTGTTTCAGCAGTTTGTTCTACTTGATTTTCTTCAACCATTTCTTACTCCTATATATCCCAGTTTGGGTCTGTTGGAATCCAAGTATGTCGGCATCTATATCCACCTCTAACAATAAATGGGTCACCAGTTGATTTTCCTTGCCAACCTTGATTATTCCAAATATCCCGAATTTCTTTTTCGGTTAATGTCCTATTTAGCATATTCTGGCAAAAAGGTCTACTATCCCTTACAAGCGTACCAGTATATGTAAAATGTGTTAATCCCGCTTCTTTTGCTTTCGCTACTGTAAACTGACCATGAAACTGCATTACTGAATCATGTGCTATTTGACTTGCATAACGTCTTAGGTTGTTTCCCGCCCTATCGGAAGCATATTGGGTATGTAACTTCCTTACAGCATCTTCTACTTGTGCTTTTTTCGTGCTATCAAACTTATTCTCGTTAATAAAATCAACTAATTCATTTATCTCACGAGTATTTGACGTTTTGTAAACACCATTGATATGAGATTTTATATTACTGACCATATCTTCAAATGGTCTACCCGCTATTGTACTTTGGTAAATTTCATCATTAATTACTTTAGAAAATCTTTCTGCAATATCCTCAAAACCGCTAAAAGATTGTGTTTTAAGAGCATTGATTGTCTGCAAATCTACTTCTGTAAGGCTTTTAAACTTCTTAGGAATAGGCATTTCACCAAATGTGTCTAAAACCTCTTTGGCTATCTTATTATACTCTTCATTGATGATTATATCTGCTTCATTAAGGTAATTATCAGCTACTAACTTTCTAATTTGTGGTTGTAATTGAATTGCTAGTCTTTGTGATACTAACTGACCTTTTGTTGCTCTTGTAACTTCTTTAACAACATCTTCTTCTAGCTTGTATAAAACATTAATTATTCTTTCTTCATGCTCATCTGCTAATTTTTCTAAAATTCTGGACATATTTTACAATGGAAAGTTCTTTTTCCACGCCCTTATAGACCAAAAAGCAGGTGATAAAGACTTTTGCCCTTTTACTTCTTTTAGAACACCACCCATTCTAGCTAAAAATGATTTTTGTCTAGCGGGTATGCTTTTCTTGATAGACATACCTCTAGCACCAAAAGTAACTTTGTTTACCTTGCCTGTAGCTTTGTTTTTAACGTAAACACCAAACTTTTTTCTTTTAGATTCTGCTGTAGATAGCCTAAAAGGTTTATTAAGTTTTACATCTTTTCCTCTATATTTAGCCATCTAAGTCCTTGTTTTTACTAGGTTTTTGCCAGGATTGCCTATCATCTAATCTTTCGTTTGTTATCATTCCACAAGCTATACATTTATAAACATCTTTCAACTCGGTTTTTTTAAGTGCGACATTGCACCTAATACAAAATTTAGTTTTTTCTTTGTCCATATAATCATTTCTTTTTTCTATTTCTCTTTTGTGCAGTTCGGATTATTTCTTTGTCAAATGTTGCCCTTGCACCTAATTTTATTAATTTGTTCACTCTAGCCATAGCCCATGCTGACATAGGGATTCTAGGTCTTGAACCCGCAGATAAAAATGCACCTTGACCTTTACGATAACTACGCTTCAAATCTGTTATATTAAATAATTTAGATTTTTTTGCTTTTGTTTTAAGTGTTGCAACAACTTTAGCTGATAAAGGTTTTCTTCTTACCGCCATTATGCCCTGTTCCTTCGCCTTAATAATGATAATGGTATTTTTGCACCAGACCTATATAAAGCACTTACTTGCTTCAATAAATTTGCCCTAGCATTTCTTTTTGCACCTTTTAGACCAGATAGATATTTTTTTGGAATACCTGTTTGTTTGTCTTTAGGAACTAATCTACGCTTCTTCTTCTTCCTCGCCAACTGTTTGCCCTTCTACTTCTGTTGTTGTAAATTGACCTCTAACTGTTCTGGTATTGTCAATTTCTTCATTTATAGATTTTATCATTTCAGAATCATCAATTACAGCCTGTGCTATTTGTTTATCTAATTCTTTGTTAAATGTTTCTGATTTTATGCCACTTGCTTTTGCCATTTGTAAATATTGTAAATCATTTGCCCAATCCCTGATGTCAAATGTATCTGGATAATTTATAGAACCATCAAATTGTTTATCTTGCCACATAGCAAACAAACCCCATATTTGTTCTTCGGCATTTTCTAAATAATCTGCTTTTTCTGACAATCTAGCGTTTAATAATTGAAATTCTGTTTGTAGTGCTATCCCACTAGCTATTTGGTTACCTGTTGCCCTTACAGAACCCATGTGGGTTATTCTATCAATAGCATCTACTTTGTTTTGTATACATTTCATAATACCATCTAAGTTTTGTCCGCTTGGCTGTATTATGTAAGGTTTTAAAGTTGCTTCTAAATCTTCTGGTATTTCAATGATTGCACCCGCACCCGCACTAGCTTCAACATTAGGGGTTTTTACCAAACTTGGGTGGTTTGCTAATCTAATCAACTGTTCTTTTTCTGAATAATCGTTGTATATAGATTGCTGTAAATAAGCTACATCTGCCAAGTCGCTGATACCTATGGGTCTTTTAGCACCTCTGAGATTGTAAACATTTACTGCGGGTATCTTACCTATTGGGTTTGGAACTTCTTCAATTAATCTAAAATCACCTTTTGTATATTCTTCTTGATACTCCTCTACCTCATAGGTGCCAATTGTTTCTTCTGTAAATACTTTTATTATTGCCCTATCTACATTTATATCTTCAACAACCATCAACATATCTAAATAAAATCTACCACTAGCTGACCTTGCATAATTCCAGTTTACAACATTTTCTGGTGTATATATTGAAATATAAGGTCTAATGTCTTGTGCTAATTCTTCTGCTCTTGTCTTAGCGTTTGATTGTGGTTTATCAACAATGACCCAACAATTACCATAAATACTAGCGTTCATCTGAACTTCTCGCATTATAGTATTGAAGTTTCTTCCATCTAAGTCTGCATCAACTAAAAATGAAGATAATTGTTCATCACCATCTAAACTACCATAATCTCTAGTTGGTGGTACTCGCCATAAAAAACTTGTGTATATTTGAACTACGTTTTTGCAATGATTATCAACTGGGGTATGTCTAATTCTAGCATCATATTCTTCTGGTGATTCTAAAACATATCTGTGCAAGTAATATCCATTTTTATAGTCATTACCGCCTAAATAACTACGAATATAAAACTCCCAGTTAGATATATTCTTATCCCATAGTTCATGTTTGCTAGTTAGTGTTTCCCTGTTCATCAACTCCACCTTTTAGGTTGGCTTGGTGCAAAATTCCTTCTAAGCGGAAAATTATACTCTACTAGATAACCTAGAGCATCATTCATGTGGTCAAATCCACTATCTTTATCAGGAATATGTGTACCTTCCTTGTAAATCTGTCTTTCTATGCTTTTGATTGCATTTTTACAGAATTTAACAATAAACAAGCTGTTTTTACCATTTACGTTTTTCAGCTTTGAATTTACTGCATTAATCCTATCCCTTATTAAAGGTGCTGTACTTCTACATCTTACATCAAAACCATTATTTTTCAATATAGATAAATCAGTTAATCCA